GATATGCTTTTGTTCTGGACGAAGTGTTTGATAATCCCCACGGTCTTTCTGTAGTGAAACTTCTTCTGGTCTCCAGAAGTATCCAAGTTGTTGAGTTGTCAGTTTATCGAAAACTGGATATTTGTAAGAATCGTATCTCTGGATTCCCAGAGGTTTACCGAAAAACATCGGTTGCTTTTTAGTATTAACTTGTTCGGTGTTAAAGACAGTCATGCCTTTAACTTTAGTGCTCACATCTTCCACTGACGACACCTTAAACTGCACAGGATTCACACTCTCCCTCCTCGGCTTGTTCTAACTCACTTAGTATACTCTGTAAATCGGACTTTTCTTCTACCACCTCATCATTTTTCATATCATGAGTGTTCTGGTAGTAAGAAGTTTTCCATCCGTACTTATATGTAGTCAAAAAGTCTTGTGCCATGACGGACACTGGGACTTCATTCTCAGGATACTTCTCAGGATTGTAACTCCAGTTACCAGAAATCGCTTGATCAAAGAACTTTTGCATCACAGCAACAACATTAATGTAACCACGATTGGACTCCATATCCCACAGAAGCGTATAATTGTTCTTAAGAGATCCATATTGAGGGACAATCTGCTTGAGTGGTCCCTTTTTGCTCTTCTTAATGGACAGGTAGTCTCTAGGTGGTTCGATTCCGTTTGTTGCGTTTGACACAACGGAACTGCTCTCTGAAGGCATTTGTGCCGACAGTGTTGAGTGCCGTAATCCGTATTCCAAGATAGACTGTCTAAGACCCTCCCAATCATGCTCATACTTGATGCTGGTGATCTCGTCTACGTCCTTCTTATATGTATCAATGGGAAGAATACCATCAGCATACTTGGTACGACCAAAGTATTCGCACCAACCTTTCTCTTTAGCAAGTTGATTGGATGACTTCAGAAGGTAATATTGGAAGGACTCAGCAAGTCCATGAACAGCATCCCACGCTTCCTGAGAGTCATAATTATAACCCAACTTGGCAAGATAGTGGGCAAGTCCAATGAACCCTACTCCAAGCGATCTACGTGCCTTTGTAGCGATCTCTGCTGCTCTAACTGGATACTCTTGATAGTCAATCAATTCCTCAAGTCCACGAACAGAAAGATCACAAAGATCTTCAAGTTCTTCATCAGATTTAATCTTACCTACATTGACAGCAGAGAGAATGCAAAGAGCAATTTCACCAAACTCATCATCAATGTGATTGATGGGATCTGTGGGTAGAGTAATCTCCTGGCACAGGTTACTCATATTCACTTTGTCCTTGAAGGAAGAGTGAGTATTGCAGTGGTCGATGTTCATCAGATAAACACGACCAGTCTCAGCACGTTCTTTCAGGAGATCCAGAATGAGTTTTTGAGCACCGATAGTTTTTCTTGGAGTAAACTCATCTTGTTCAAAACCCACATATAACTCATCGAACCTATCAGTACCAAAAGCGTCATATAAACCTGGTACGTCGTGTGGTGAGAAGAGGCTAATCTCTTCATCCTTAATGAAACGTTCGTAGAAAAGTTTTGAAATCTGGATTGAGTAGTCAAGTTTTCTTACACGGTTGTCTTCGGTTCCTTTGTTGTTCTTGAGGACGATGATGTCTTCGATTTCTTGGTGCCAGATTGGAAAGTGAACCGTAGCTGATCCACCTCGGATGCCATTTTGAGTGCAGCATCGGACAGTTGATTCAAACTTCTTGAGAAACGGAACAACGCCAGTATGCTGTACTTCTCCGCCTCTGATTTTACTGTTGATGCCACGGATGCGCCCCGCGTTGATGCCGATTCCCGCACGTTGTGCAACATACCTGCCAATCGCCATATCAGAGCTAAAGATACTATCGAGGGTGTCATCAGCATCAATAAGCACACAGCTAGCAAACTGTCGAAGTGGAGTTCGCACTCCTGCCATGATAGGTGTGGGAATGTTGAGTCGGTGTTTGGAGATCGCGTCGTAGTATCTCTTGACATATGAGAGCCTTGTCTCCTTTGGGTATTCTTGGAAGATTGTCAAAGCAATCATCATATACATGAACTGAGGAGTTTCGTATACCTTTCCACTACTCCTATCCTGCACAAGATATTTATCTACAACTTGCCTCAATCCGGCATATGTAAACAAAAAGTCACGGTCATGATCAAGGAATGTTTCAACCTTACCAATCTCTTCTTCAGAATACTTGGTAAAAATATCTCGATCATAATGATCTTCATATGCAAGTTTAGTGATATGATCGATCAATGTTGGAATCTTTCTGCTTCTTCCATATAGAGATTTTCTAAGAGAGAAGAGAAGAAGTCTTGCAGCAACATATTGATAATTTGGGTGATCCAAATCAATCAAGTCACTGGCACTCTTGATTAGAATCTCTTGGATCTCTGCAGTTGTGATTCCATCATAGAACTGAATACCAGAAGTCATCTCTACCTGACTTGCAGAGACACCAGCAAGACCTTCACAGGCTTCCTCGACCATTAAATGCATTTTCTCAAGATCAAGTGCCTCAATACGGCCATCTCTCTTTTTTACCTTTGTTCCGTTACTCATATTTTTTTCCAAGTGGTGAATTTAAGTTTTGCTTCTAATCCTTTTGTAATGTTCGTTTCTATCAAGTTCTGAACCCGATGCCCAGATAAGACCATATCATTAATGTCTTTTTGTTGAATACCAGGAGGCCAGATGACAACCTTTCCTCCAGATTCAATAACTCGTTCAATTCTACCAACAATTTCTCGATTACGAGGTTCATTGTCATACACATAAACAAGATCACACCCCCTAAGACAATTCAAATCACCATCACTTCCACATAAGGCGACACTGTTCTTGACAAAGATACTGTCGAAAGGGCCTTCAACAACATAGATTGGAAGATTCCTATCAACATTATCAAGTCCATAAATCTTCGGTTCTTCATCACTCATCATGATGGTTAAGTATTTAACAGGGTTGGAAGAGAGGGCTCTGCCTTGAACACCGATCAATTTCTCATCTTTGATGAGAGGAATTACAATTCGTTGTTCTCCAAACTTGACATCCTGAAAGGATCCTGGTTTGATTGTGTTGACAAATTCTTGAAAGTTACTTGCGTAATAAAAATCACCGGAGAATATAGATCTTGATTCTAAGTAATTTCTTGAGATGTCGACTTCAAATGCATTAGGCAAATCAATTTTAACCTTATTTTTAAATTTTGGTTTACTCGATTCCAATCTACCAAGAATATCTTCAGGAGATTCTGACACAAAGTTCTTACCAGAATGACCTTCTTTAAACTTCTCAAAAGTATACTGTTTGTAAGTTTGAGGGTCAGTATCTTTTAAAAAATTAGCAAAAGAAATACTAATACCACAATTATGGCACTTAAAGTTTGTATTGTTTTTTACTTGATAGAAGTATGCTCTTGCCTTATTCTTATTCTTCTGGGAGTCACCACAAACTGTACACCTAAAGTTATACAACTTTGGTTTTACTCTTTTGAACTTTGGAAGTCTCGAAGAGATCAAATTGATGTACTTCACATCAATAAAATCCATATCAATTTCTGTAACTACTCAATATTGTACCAGGACTAGGGGGTTGAGTCAAATTGATTCTGAGAATATTCACATGTAATGCGAACGCTATAAAAGAAACAATACCAACTCCTGTCCAGACCTTTCTATCTAAGGTCTGTATTCTTGACAAGACATTGAAATTATTTGTGTCCATTTTATCACGGAGTTGGTCAATCTTTGTAAATAATACGTTGTCGACCTCTTCCGATCTTGATAATCTCTCTTCATGAACAGCAAGCATTCTGCTAACTGTAGTATTTACCTCACTTAATTTTTCAATAGTTAAATCAAGTTTCTTAAGTACTGAATTAAAATCATCAACTTTCTGCTCAACACGAGCAATCCTAACCTGATCTTCCATCTTGGGGTTTAAAGTATGGGTTAAAGTTTAGTGCTTTTTTCTTAGATTTCCTCTCCTCTCTCTTCTCTTTCCTCTTCATTAAGTCACTAATTGCCTTTTTTACATACTTATTTCTACCATCAAGCTTCATTGATTTATCATATCCAGCAGTGGGCCCAGAAGAATTAGAAGAACCACCAAATCCACCAGATCCTCCAGGAGGATTGGCAGTCATACCCTCTTCATTCACACTAAACTCTTGGTACATTGCTGCACGAAAAGCATCAATAACTCTATCAATTTTCTCCCTTTCCATCTGTGATCCTCTGAAGTTCTTCTAAACAAAAGAGATCTTCCTGAATATCATGAAATGATGTTTTTGGATATTCTGGAAGTCTATTTAAAAATATAACAAAAGTTTTCAAAGAAGGCCACAAGTCCTCATCAAGTTTATAGAACAACATGGGAGTTGCAGCATCACCAAAAATATTATATAAAATTATAAAATGATTAATCAAAACATGAATCTTTAATTCAGAACCATTCTTATATCTTCTAAGAAGTCTTTTGATGTATCTGAAAATATTGAGATCCTTCTCAAAATCATCTAAACTCACCGCTTGTGGGTTTTCATAATTTTTAATAGCAAATAGGAGGAAATTGTCTCCATTCAAATCATCAAACCTCATTTATATCACTCAGCTGTAGGGTAATCAATTCCACCAGTTGTAATTCCAGACATAGCAACCAGAGTTTCTTTTTTAACTCTAAGTTCACCACTATTGTCCAAATAGGTAGTAACCCCAACCCATCCTTCATGTGTTACATGATATTTGGATGTTACATTTCCTGCACCATTTACACCATAGACAAGAGAATCTGCATCAGATCTGGTTTCAGAATATGTCTGATCCAAAATAGAAGATTTAGGAAGTTGAGATACGGTGAAGTTCGTTCCTGCAATTGCAACACCACTCAGACCCATAGTAGATCCAATGGTCAATGATTCGGAGTTTGCAATACTTACAATTACAGCATCACCAATATATGTACCACCTCTAGTACCGAAGCGAATTACATCACCTTCCGAACATCCACCATCAATACCAAATGATGTACCAGAACCAGTAACAACTCCTGTCGAATAATTCAGGGAAACTGTACCTGCAGATCCCACATTATCGTTGTTTCCCCAAAGTGCCATGTCTTTGCCTAATGAATTTTTCTGTGTTATAGATATTTATAAAAAAAGAGATCAGTTATCTGATCTCTTCAAATCATCACTCACCTCTAGAAGTAATAGATCTTCTAACAACTTCTAAGAGTTGATCATCAAAATCTGTCTTGGTGAGAGTGACAGCTTTGGTCAAAATGGTGAGGCAGATGTCAATCAACCTTTCACCAAGTTCTTTGTCATTTGGAATTCTAGCAACAGCATCTCCAATGATTTTCTGTGCAATTGGGAGAAGAAAAGAAAGCATCTTATTTTAGCAACTATTGCTATATATAATTTACTTCTTATTCGAAACCCACCTCTTCAACTTCTTATCATACCTCTTAACTTCACCTGGTTTGGGTTTATTATCTTTGTTTTTCATAAAATCACTAAAGTTTCTACTACCATATTTCATTCGATCATCTTGATCCTTAAACTTTTGTGATTCTTTATCGTAATTGTCGTAATTATGTTGTTGTTCGAATAACATGATCAATCTCCACGATATCTTGATCCAGGACGAGGCCCAGTTGCATCTGTCATCTTCTCCGCATCTGTTCTAGAATCTTTAGGTTGTTGTAGTGGTTTCTTTGCAAGTTTAGGTTTGGACTTATCAACCGGGAAGGGATTGATTGGTTGTTTATTCTTCTCTTTCATACGAGCATGATACTCGGCTCCGGTTTCTAAAGCTTCACTAGTTTGTTTTTTTGCAAGTCTTCTCTTTCTATTATCAGCTAATTGAGTTGATCTATCTGCCTTATTGAACTTATCAGCAACATTCTTATTCCATTCATCACGGTCAACAAACATACTGGTGTTGTCCAAAGCTTTATTCAACTGTCTTTCTCTCTTCTTTAAAAGACCATTAACTCGTCGATCCGAAACTTCATCCAAAGAAGATTGTTTCTTTCTAGCAGACTTAGCAGTCACATTATCCATACCGTTTTTGGATCTAATAGTCGAAATGACACCAGCTAAAGCTCTACCTTCTGTGTTGAGTTTTGCAGCAATAGCCATTTCCTGTTTCTTTTTCTTAGACTTGCCTTTGAATTGAGGGGCATCTGATTTTTGAAAATCTTTGACGACATCTCCCATGTCAGATTTCTCAATATCAATCTTTTCATCAATCTCATACATTTCCATAACTACACCACCAAGTTCCGCAAACTCTTCAGTGACACCTTGAGGTGGATTGATTCTAATCTTATTCTGTATATCCTTCTCCTTAATCTGTTCAGAAGATTTATCAGATTTCTTGGGTTTCTCTTTTTTTAAATTCTTTTCGTTATCCACTCCGGAATTTGTCAGAACTTCTCTGAGATCCTCTTTCCAAGAAACATGTTCAAATTTTGCAGAACTCTTTACTTTTTTCTTACCATCTGCAGATGGAACAAACTCTCCCATCTCTGTAGATTTTGGATCATCAGTATCCACATCTCCATCAACATCAGCATCAATTCTCTTCGAAGCTTTTGATGAGAGTTTCTTTAAATTACCTCCACCAATCTTATTTTCATCCTCACTCATTGGTTTCACATAATTTTTATTCTTACCCGGCTTTGCGGTATCACCCCCATCCACATCAGTAGCTGTGCAAGAACATTCTTTAGACTTATTACTACACATATCACATACTTTAGCCTCAGCAATGTGATTATTATAAATCGATGACAACTCATTCAGAGGATTAATCATTTCTCTAAATTTACTTTTTCTTATTGTTATTTATGAAGTTCCTGATATCATAACCCTTATATGGTTTTGCACCTGGTTGTAAATTAGTATCATCACCCTTCTCAAATCCAGGAGTAATGTCTACAGCATTCTTAAAATAACCAGATGTGCCAGATAATGTATTTGGTTTACCCTTCACTCTTTCCTTAGAATTCATACTCCTTTCTGTATATTCTTTGAGATCACGGATCCAAGATTTAAACATGATATTATCTTCTGTTACACAAATCAAATAGTTAGTTCCTCTACGAATAACTTTACCAATCAATCCTGTGTTTAGGTTCTCAACCAAAGAATTCATGTTAAAGATTTTACCAGTAACATAATTTTCACGGAGATTCTTCCAATCAAATTTAGGTGCAATTTCCCACAAACTCCAACTTTCTGTTTGAGTCTTCATTCTTTTCTGAACAGTTGTCATCAACTTCTTTACAGTCTCATCGTCAAGAGAATCCGGAACACCTTTCCTAAAGGATTCAAAATCATTCCACCCAAAGCTGCCGTCATTTAAGATACTTGGACAGTATGAACATGTAAAATTACACATATTTCCAAGGTTCCAGTTTACCACAACCCAGTCCTTACATTCGTCATGGTGGTGATCTAACCTATTATAAAAGTTTTGTGGGCCTAATGGCATAGCTTAATCCTTTGTAGCTTCGTCTAGTTCAATGATTTTCTTTTCTATGCGCTGCATTGTTTGCAATATTTCCCATAGTTTCCAATCCATTGTTTTTCCAATTTCAAGTAGCTCATCGCTTACTGCACTATCTGATGTAGTTTTTAGTTCTTCTTCGGGTATAATTCTAATCTTTTTAACCATTTTTTTGTTCCTTTATCTATCCCATCCTGTTGATTTTTCAGTTGCTAATGCGTTAGCAACTCTTTTTGGGTTTGTATATACACGTTTAAAGAATTGTGCGACTTCTGGTGTCGGATCACACAACTCCATACCCATACGTTCTACTAGTTTGTCTCCTGTATTCAATGTAAGATCAAATACTTCATCATAATCCCATGACATTCTTGTGTCGCTGCATATTTCGTCGCCGCCTTCAACTTCTGGAAATACTGTTTGATAGAAATATTCTTTAAACCAATCGTAACTTGAAATATTTTCTAATATGAAATCTTTATTAAAATTCACATCATAACATCCCAATCTTGCGCCATAACACGCCCAGATACCGTTCTCTACATCTGAACCAATGTTACACCATGTAATCAATCTCTCATAGTTCTTTGGCCAGATACGCCGTTTAAATTCCTCAGGTTCAACTGTTTTACCTTC